TAATAGTTAAAATTTAATTTATATATGAAACTAGTAAATATTCAAGAAATTAAAAACAACGAGAAAAATCCTCGTATCATTAAAGATTATAAGTTTAAGCAACTGGTAAAATCTATTAAGGAATTTCCAGAGATGCTTAAATTAAGACCAATAGTAGTTAATAGCGAAATGGTTGTACTTGGTGGAAATATGCGGTTAAAGGCTTGTAGAGAAGCTGGACTTAAAGAAGTCTGGATATTAAAAGCTGATGAACTAACAGAAGAACAACAAAGAGAATTTATAGTAAAGGACAATGTAGGTTTTGGAGAATGGGATTGGGATGTGTTAGCAAACGAATGGGATAATCAATTGTTGGCAGATTGGGGGATTGATTTGCCTAAATTTGATTACAAAAATGATTTTGATTCTCAAATAGAAGAAATAGAAGAATACAGTTTTCCCGAAGATGATTTAGAATCAAGTCACGTTAAAATGATTCAATTATTTTTAAACACAAAAACAGAACCATTATTTAAAAAATGGGAATTAAAATTGAGAGAAATATATAAAACTGATAACCTAACAGATACAGTTTATGAAGTTATTAAAAAAGAGTTTAGTAATTATGGAAGTTAAAAAACATTATATAAAACCTGTATTAACAGATGAAGAAACTAATAATTTAAGAGGTGTTTTATTAGGAGAAAAAGATTATAATATTTTATTCGAAGAAGATGTTGATGTATATTGTTCTGAAACAAATAAATGTATAGCTAAATTTAGGAAGAATGTTATTCCCTCTAATATTGTAAAATATGCTTATGAAAATTTAAAAGGAGCTGCAACCGCATCCTCAAATAGAGGAACAAGTTCTGGTATAAAAGAATCAGGAAAAGCATCAGAAAAAAGATTAAAAAAAGATGGAACTATATCTAACACTATGATAGCAGACCCTATAAATAGTGGTATAATAGGTTATTTTGATAGAAATGCAAGATTTCCTTATTGTAGACAGACGGCATTCAATGAAAAACAATTCTCTAAATTTAAAAAAGCATACCCAATAATTAAACTTGTAGACACGAAATATTCAGAATTGATGCCTAATGAATATAAATTACAAAGAGAGGTTGCTGATAATACCTCTAAAGATTTTGTAATACCTAATACTGCATTTACAACAGTAACTGTAAATAAGAATTGGCAAACTGCGGTGCATACAGATAAAGGTGATTTTGAAAAAGGTTTTGGAAATCTTGTTGCTTTAAGAAAAGGCAGATATACTGGTGGTTATTTTGTTGTTCCAAAATGGGGCGTAGCTTTTGATTTACAAAATTGCGATTTATTACTTGTAGATGTTCATCAATGGCACGGTAATACACCAATAAATAAAATAGATGATGATGCTAAAAGAATAAGTTTAGTAATGTATTATAGAAAAAATATGATAAATTGCGGAACTGCTGATGAGGAAAATGAATTTGCTAAAACAAGAAAAGAAGGAACGAAACTAAATTAATATGTGCGGTGTAATTGGATTCAGTTGCGAAAAACCAAATAAAGAAAATATATCAATATTAAATAAACTGATATTTGAAAGTAAAATAAGAGGTTTACATAGTTTTGGATATAGTTATATTGATGATGGTTTAATAAAAACAGAAAAGCATCACGATATAAATTCTGTTAAATTACCTATTTCAAATAATATAATATACCACAACAGATATTCAACAAGTGGAGATTATAAAAACCACGAAAACAATCAACCAATTTTTAACAATGAATTATCTTTAGTTTTTAATGGTGTTTTAGATATGGGTACTAAAAAACAAATTGAAAATAAATATAATATACAAATGGAAACAGAAAATGATGGGGAAATAATATTAAAGAATTGTGGTACAGATATAGAATTAATACGTAGTTTTGTAAGAGAAACAAGTGGTTCTTTTGCAGGTATAATTTTAACTAGTTCTAATAAACTTTTAGCTATAAGGAACAGTAAAAGACCTTTATGGCAATTAAATCATTTAGATTGTGTTTATTTAGCATCTACTAAAGATATATTTAAAAGAGTTGATGATTCTTTTGAACCAATACAACTAAAAGAAAACACTATATATGAATATTAGATTAGCTGAATCAAGTGATAAGGATTTCATTAAGAAGCTATACAAACAAAGTTCTAAAGAAATAGGTAGTTTTAATCTATTTTGGACTTGGGACAAATATTTGTCAGGAGAAGCTAAACATAAATTTTATGTTATAGATAATATGGGTTTTATGAGAATAGGATATTCTAAAAAATATAACTGTTATGTACTTTATGAAATAGCAGTTGACGTTGAATGTAAGCAAAAGGGTGTTGGTAGAAAATTGTATGATAAAATACCAAAACCTTTAATGCTGAAATGTAATAAAGATAATTATATTGGTAATAATTTTTATAAAAAAATGGGTATGACAAATTCAGGAACAACAAAAACATCTAAAGGAATAGAACAAAATATATGGACGGCTTCATAGATTATCATATAAAATCTTCCGAAGCGAAAGACATAGACCCAAGTAATGATTGTTTAAGTTATATTTCAGACAGATTTGAATTAAACATAGAACAAAGATATTGGCTTGCTTTTCTTTTTGGTACTTGTTATTCATCTACGAATGTTTATTATATTTATAATGAATTTCCAGACTATGAAAATGTAGATGTAAATAGATTACAAAGATGGTGGGATAATAATAGAGATAAAACTTTATTTCAGACAGATAGATTAAGAGTTAAAACTCAAAACAAGTTTGTAGAAACATTCTTAAGTTATTCTAATTTATTAAATGGTATGTCACAAAGTGATTTTTTTCAATCATTAAAACAACCTACAAAACAAATGACATATGACAATTGTTATAAAAAACTATCTGAAATAAAAAACTTTGGTAGATTTACTATGTTTATATATTTAGAAATGATAAATGTGTTAACTAAATATGAATTAGAACCAACATATTTAGATTTAAAAAATGCTGAAAGTTGTAGGAATGGTTTAGTTTATCATTTAGGTCACTACGAATTAGATACACATAATAACAAAAACAAACTAAAACCCAAACAAATAAATTATCTTCAATATAAATTTAAAGAATTACACAACCAAATAAAATTGTTAAATATAGAACATAAGAATATATGGAATATAGAAACAACTTTATGTGCTTATAAAAAATATAATAAAGGTAAAAGATATATTGGTTATTATATAGATAGACAAAGGCAAGAAATACAAAAGATGGAATCTAATATTAAAAACGGAGTTGACTGGAGTGTTCTTTGGGACTTTAGAAAAGAAAATTATGAAAGAAAATGGCTAAAAGAATAATAGCAATAGGTGGAGAACCTGCAAGTGGGAAATCAACTTTAATGAAGTATATATTGAAACAATACGAACCATTAAAAACTTTTAAATATGGACTTGTTAGGGGTTTATACAATGAAGAAAATAATTTATATTTTTTAGGTATATATGATAATTCTGTTTTTTGTGGTACAGATAAATTAAGTATGGCAGTTCAACCTCATTTCTTAAATCTTGTTGAAAAAATGCCAGAATCGACTTTTGTATTTGAAGGCGATAGATTATTTAATCAAAGTTTATTTGATAAAAAAGATTGTGAAATAATTGTTTTAAATGTTACAGAAAAAACAAATGAAGATAGGCACAAAAAAAGAAATGATAATCAAACTGAAAAATTTAAAAAATCTAAAAAAACAAAAATAAAAAACATTTTATCTAAAAATAAAGTAACATTAATTAATAATGATACGGAAGAAGATAATAAGAAAGCTAAAGAAACAATATTAAAACTAATAAAATGTCAAACAAATCCGACACTATAAAAGAAAGATTACTTCAAGCATTAGAACAATCTTTAGGTATTGTCACAACTGCTTGTAAAAGTGTTATGATACATAGGTCTACTTATTATGAGTATTATAAAAATGATTTAGACTTTAAGAAAAAAGTTGATGATATACAAAATGTTGCTTTGGATTTTGCTGAAAGTCAATTACATAAACAAATACAAAGTGGAAACACATCTGCTACTATATTTTATCTAAAAACAAAAGGTAAAAATAGAGGTTACATAGAACGGCAAGAAATAACTGGTGCAGATGGTATGCCAACAAACTTTCAAATAGAAATAATAAAACGTGAGGATAAAGACTAATATAGTTTTTGAACATTTATTAGAATCAACAAAAAAGATAACAATAGAGCAAGGTGGAACTAGGTCTGGAAAGACTTATAACATTTTGCTTTTTATTATTTTTAAATACTGTTTAGAGAATACAGGTAAGACAGTTACGATATGTAGAAAAACATTTCCTGCTGTACGTTCTTCTGTTATGCGTGATTTTTTAGACATACTAAAACAATATAAATCTTATTCAGAAGAGTTTCACAACAAGTCAAACCACGAATACAAGCTAAATGGAAATCTTGTAGAATTTATATCTTTAGACCAACCACAAAAGGTAAGAGGTCGTAAAAGAAACTTGCTATTTATAAATGAAGCAAATGAATTAGATTACGAAGATTGGCAACAGTTAATATTTAGAACAGAAGATAAAATCATTTTAGACTTTAATCCATCTGATGAATACCATTGGATATATGATAAAGTAATTCCAAGAGATGATGCTGACTTCTTTATTACTACATACCTAGATAACTCTTTTTTAAATGAAAGTATAAAAGAAGAAATTGAAAGGTTAAAAGAAACAGATGAAACCTATTGGCAAATTTATGGTTTAGGTTTAAAAGGTATTTCAAAAGCTACTATCTTTAATTACTATGAGTTTGATACATTACCACAAGATGCAGAGTTTATTTCGTATGGTGCTGATGCTGGTTATACAAACGACCCTACAACTTTGGTAAGCGTTTACAAACAAGGTCATAACTTATATATCAAAGAACATATTTATCAAACGCAAATGACTACTTTTGATATTGCAAACAAATGGAAACAGATTGGAATAGATAGAGAATTAATTTACTTTGATAGTGCAGAACCTAGATTGATTGAGGAACTACGTAGAATGGGTTTTAACGTACGACCAAGTTTAAAAGGTACTGATAGTGTAAATGCAGGAATAGACCTCTTAAAACGCTTTAAAATACATATTCATAGAGATAGTCATAATTGTATTCAAGAATTTAGAAACTACAAATGGCAAGAAGACAGAAGTGGCAAAATGATAAACAAACCAATAGACAAACATAACCATACAATTGATGTGGTTAGATATGCGACTTATTCTGTATTAAGCAAACCTAACTTTGGAAGATACGCAATTGTCTAAAATAATTTTAAAATAACTATATATAAGTATGAAAGTAGAATTGATTGTACCTAATAGTTTAAATGAAATAACACTTGGTCAGTACCAAGAGTACATTAAACTAGATAAACTTACTGAAACTGAATTGTCTTATAAAATGATTGAGATATTCTGTGGTTTAAAACCAGAGCATATTAGATTGTTAAAAGCAAAAGATGTACAAGATATTGTAGGTATTATTTCACAGATGTTTGAATCTAAACCTAGTTTGGTGCATACGTTTAAAATGCAAGGTGTTGAGTATGGTTTTATAAATAACCTAGATGAGATGTCTTTTGGGGAATACATTGATTTAGATACTTACATAGGAGATTGGGATAACATTGAAAAAGCTATGGCGGTTTTATATAGACCAATTGAATTAAGAAAAGGAAGTAGGTATCACATAAAAGAATATGAGGGTGGAGATGCAGACCATTTAAAAGGTATGCCATTAGATGCTGTGATTAGTTCTATACTTTTTTTTTACAATTTAGGGAACGAATTATGTCAAGTTACGATGAACTCTTTAATGGAGGAGGAAGACAAGAACTTACTAGAGTTTCTCAATTCGGAAGCAAATGGGGATGGTACTCAAGCGTTTATGCACTCGCTCAATCAGATATTAGGAGATTTGAAGATATCACTAAATTAAAAATGCACGAATGTTTTATGATGCTTTCGTTTATGAAGGACAAAAACGAATTGGAGTCTAAGCAAATAAAAAATCAATTCAAATGAGTGAACAGAATCAAGGCGTAAGGGGGTACTATCAGTTGACCCAAACAATCAAGACAGCACTGCTTGAGGACATCAACATCAATACGGTAA